TTTTATCCCTATTACCGCTTCCTTATTGGCCGACATTACCGGCCTTATCTCCTCTCTGATAATGGCCTTGGTCTCCGTGATCTCGCCCTGGCTGGCCTGGACATCCTTAATCACTCCCGCCGCCTCGCCCGCAGCGTTCCATATCCAAACTACCGATGCCAGCAGCAGCATAAGCAGTGCTCCGGCTATCCATTTCCATACGACGCCGTTTCCCTTTGCCATGATAATCTCCTACGGGACGTAGAACGTGCCGAATGTCATGTAGATATTACCGGCGTTGCCGTTGGCTACGGTCACATTGACCTGCAGTACCGTACCGGATGGGTACATTTTCTGTTTAACGGGCGGATCGGCCGGAATTGGCCTGACATCAACTGAATCCCATTGCGCATCGAGATTGTCGAGCTGTGTCGTATTCATAAAGTCCGTCAAAGCTCCGACCTGGCCGAGCGTTATATCGGTGGCCGCTTCATCGCCGGCTGCGATGATCCTTGTTTTGTCCCAGGCGAAATAGATAGTCCCACCGTTCTCACCGTACGGTACCGTATAAAGCGTCGTCGCGGCCGCCCCTGAATGGTCCACTGTTACAACACTAACCAACGATATACCCTCTGCGTTCATGTCTGGCATGATTATTCCTTTCTATTGAGCATTAACATTTTTATAGATTACATCGCCGTTCTTGACGACTACCTCACCGTTTTTGGTTATAATATTTCGAGCACGAAACATTTCTGAATCAAGCCATTCTTTCAGGCCGTTATCCGCCGAGTCCTCACCGCCCGTGCCGGTCTCGAAAAGCGGCAGATTATAAATGGGTGTATATGAGCTAACCGCCATGATTTATCTCCTTATCAACAGATCCCCAGGACAGGCCTGGGGGCTAATCATTTATGTTCCATCGTCCACCAAGATCGAGTTCTGGTCCCAAGCCTCGAGCGCCCTTCGCGGAACTATCTTAATCCTGGCCGGATTAAAGCCGCCCAGGTCAGTCGCCTTGGTAATCGTCGTCGACTCGCCGACGGCAATCTCCCGCTGGCCTATGGCAGTGCCATCTTCCTTCTCGAATTTCAGAATTATCGCCTGCAGCTCGGGATCCTGGATATAGTTACCGAACAGAGCCCCGCCCCCCGTCACAAGCAACGATTCGGCATCTGGATAGAACCACGAAGGATGTGCGGGATTTACATCGTGCCCGCCGATTCCCAATCCGCTGGTCCGGGAACCAAGTTGCCAGTAAAGCGGAAAGCTATCGCCCGAGTACGCACCCGACCCACCATCGTTCAAATCGGCTGTCAGTCTCAGGCAGGCAGCCGCAGCCGGTCTCTGGTAGTAGCCCTGGATTGTAACCTGGTAAGCGTTCACATCGGAAATGTCCTGAAAATTGTCACCGTAGAAAACGACCGCCTTGAAATAAAGCGTCTGGCCGATGTTGACCGGGTCATATATATATGTGAAATTCGGATCGAGCGTGCAGAAATCCTCGCCGGAGTAATGGGCCACAGGCTCTGTGCCGAACAGGCCGCGTCTAAGATTGCTTATCCGCCATATCCCGGCCGTCTCTGTTTCTTCTGCCGTCTTGAACGCGATAATCTCATCGCCTATTCGGGCCAGGTACCGGTCATTCCAGAACTCATCGTCCGTAATATCTGTCCGCAGGTCCGTCACCGTCCCGATATTCACCAGGACCGATTCATTCCGTGCCCAGGTAACCGCCGGGTGGGCCGGTATAAATTCCGAAATCGTCCCAGCCGAGTTCGCATCGCCGCTTGTCACACCGTCGACGCCCGCCCGCCCGGCCAGAATATATGTCACATCATCATACGACCGGTATATATACGCCCCGTTGAAACTGGCGTTGCCGGGCACGATGGACAGGTAGACTTTATTGCCGGCCGTATCCTCGCGGAAATATATCGAAGCGTTGGCCAGGGTAATCGCCGGGTCGGGAGTTCGCAGATTTTCCTGACTGCTGTAACCGGTTATATCCGGGTAATGGATCGCCAGATCGTCCATCGCCGTGACATCCATGCCCCGGCCGTTGATTTCCTCCTGTATATTCATAATCCTTACCCGCTCGCCATCCAGCAGCTCGCCGTCGGTCAGCGTTATAACATCATTCTTATCCAGCAGCATCTTATTGAAAGTAAGCGTGAATTTGTAGATACTGAATCGGTACATGCTGTCGACTAAGAACCGGTACGCAATCTTCCTGGCTTGCTCCTGGTTGTGAATGCCGATTAGTTTAACGACCTTTTCCCTGACCCCGTACCTTCTCTGATCGACCCTGTCGTTCGCCTGTTCGTAATCCAGATCATACAGCTTGAGGCGATTCGACCAGCCTATACATAACTTGTTAAACGTATCTTTTCGCGGCCGCTTTGTGATATTTACGGCGGGCGGCGGATTTTCCGTGTCCTCGCGAACAAAATCGTACTGTGTGATATTATCGACGGCGGCATCATCCTTCAAAACGCCGAAGTGCAGCTTGCCGCTCGATTTGAACCGAAGGCCGCCGACGTGGGAAAGTATGTAATCGACCCAGTCCAGCCAGGGCTTCTGGCTGTCGAGCTTAATCGAAAGCCGGAAATTCTGGGCATCCCAGGTCACCCCCGCCGCATCGAGCGATGTATCATCTATTATAGTCGTATCGCCGGCCCCGTACCGCGTGTTCTCGATAATGTCCCTGATGATATCGGCGGGATTCATATCGTCGCCTGCAAGCCGCTGCATCCGCAATTCAGGATAGCCGCTGTCGCCCATGTACCAGACATTCTCGAAGTCCCAGCCGATGAACGTCGACTGCGTCTGCATCTGGGCCGTCGTCTTGCCGGTGACATTGGCATCGTATAACGGGGCGACTCCGGGGACATCGTCGCTGCTGTTTACTGACATCCCCCCCGGCAGCATCGCGGTCAAATCGAAAGTGAGGTCCGCTTGTGGGCTCTGGCCATAAGTCGCACCCTTGAACATGACTTTTAAGAGACTGTTATTGTCCCACAGGTCAGTTCCATCAAATTCAATATCGAACTCACCCACTCCAAACGTCGCATCGCAAGCAGCCTGGACGGTAGCCTCGTTGGCATCCCAGGCTATCTCGCCGGTCGTATGACCATTATGGCTGATATGAAAATGCCCGCCGGTCGGATCGGCATCTATATCGTGCGTCTGTCTTTCATGTTTGTAACCTGAAGCAAACTTGGCTGCATCGGGATATATTGAAGACCCTTCCTCGGTGTCCCAGTAGCAGCTTGAATATGTGCTATTAGCTGCGGGGGCCCCTAAAAGCCCACCACCCTGATAAGGCCACGGCCACGTTCCATGCCAATAATCATAAGATGAATTGGAATATTGAATCGAGGCAGCTGCATAGCATCGGATAAAAGTATTGAACTCATCATCATTACCGCAAAAACAACCGGTACTTGTACCACCATGCGGTCCGCCTGCAATCATAACCTGGGCATAACTATCCGTAAAAGTCGCTCCATTATCAGCAAGACCACCAAAGCCACCTATATAGGCGCTATCATTTAATGGCTCAATAGTAACGCTGCCAACTGCTGCGCATCTTGTAAAGATATTTCCATAACAATGACCGAAAAAACCGCCAACATTATGTCCGTTACTGCTAACTATTCCCTGAACACCGCAGTCGGTAAACGTGGATTCGGCGGTGGTCTCTCCTACCATCATCGCAGTGTTATTGACGCCTGATATATCACAGTTAGTTAACCTTAAGTTGCTTACATGACCCGCAGTAACTCCGCGGCCAACGTAACTAAACAGCCCATTGGCGGTACCCGCCCTATCAATAAACAGACCATCTATCGTATGATTGCGACCGTTAAGAGTCCCGATATACTCATCGCCGCCGCCGCCTTTGCCTATAGGAAGAAATCCCGCTCCGCCGTTCCATGTCTTTGTCGGCGTCGCGTCGATATCGGCCATCAGGACATAGTCGCCGTCAAGGTCATCGTTCATCGCCTGGAGCCCGGCCAGATCGTATATAAATATCTTGCCCTCGAGTCCTGTTCCCGAGGCCACTTCGAAAGTGAAATTCGGCAATGTCTCGGAATTGCCCAGCTCGTACTCATTAAAGAACGCACAGCAGAGCGATGGATAGTCCCCGTAATTCTCGCCCGTTAACGCCCTGATACCGGTATTGTTATCGCCATCGAACCACGTAAAACCTGTTAGTGCTATTTCCTCTTTGCCCTTCCAGGCGCGGAGTATCACAGCCGGACCCTCGCAGATCGCGATAAGGAAGCTCCGCCTGTATCGCGTCTCCTTGACATCCTCGCTTCCGCCGCCGCCACCCTTACCGCCGCCGCCGCCGCCGACTTCATGCCGAACGGTATAAGGATGCAATGTGCCCAGCCAGATAACATTGCCGGCAACCCTGTCGGTCCCGTAGACTTTGCAGATCGGCCCGCCTTTCATCGCCGTCTGGATCGGATAATTGTTATACTTAGGGGCCTCTATATCCGCCCCGGAAAAGAAAAGACCGGCTATCCAGTAAGCGCCATAGGCGACGGCAACCGTTATCGCCGTCGAAAATAAAAAGGCCACACACAATATACCGGTATTAAACATTTTTGTATTTCCCGGCCTTGACTAAATTAATTCTATACGTTGCCATCCACCGCTTCACCCAGCAGGAATTGCGGAGTATCCCGTAAGTCACTTTATTGTTGGTCTTCAGCGAATGGACCATCAGGCCCTTGTCATCGACTATTATGCCGCAATGGGCGGGACATTTTCCGAACCGCATCACGGCGATATCGCCGATTGAAGCATCCTTGAAATCTATGCGGTCGGCGAATTTCGCTATCTCCTCGACGACCTGGTTGCCGGCGCCTGAATGAAGATTCCATTGCGGGCTGTAATTACGCAGTCTGTAACCGTTAAGATATCCCATCTCTCGCGCTATTCCGATGAGCAGGCCGGTACAATCGCAGCCCCTGCGCGATGTCCCCCGATGCTCGTAAGGGACCTTCTGATCGGCCCATTGCCTGGCTGTCTCGGCATAACTTGTTCTAAAATCAGGTTCATCCATTAAAATATTATCTCCTCGGTCATCGGGACGAAAGGGAAGGCCCGCCATTTCGTTGTGTTGCCGAATAACAGGCAAATTGAAGCTGTGCCGTTGCAGCCGGGATAGATCTTGTACGTATCGCCAGCCGACACGGCATTCGGAAAAGGCCAGAATATAGTCCGCGTAGCGCCCGAATCCGACAGTACAGGCCTGAACTCACCCGCGTTGTCGCCGGTTATCATCTCGATCTCACCCTGTTCGTAGAAAGATGGATATATCGCAGCCGCCTGGCTGACAGTCACCGTATTGCCCCCGCCCGTAATCACTTCGTCATCGACGAATTGCTGGGTATTTTCCACATACCATAGATATCCCGTGCTTGCCGTAAGATAAACTATTCTCACACATAAACCATCGCCGCCACTATCGCCTGAAAGCGAATCTCCGATTTCGATCGGATTGGATGAATTGCCGTTATCGAAGCCCAAATGATAAACGGTCCCTGCCGTCGTATCGATTAATGTTGTTACAGAGCCTCCGGTGGCCGTGCCGCTATATGCGTAATCAGTCCGTGACAATCCGCAGTGGTCGTCGAATAGATAGCGATTGCAGCCCGGCTGATAAATATCACGCGGCACAACAATATTGAGAGAATCGATTTTCGAGACCAGGCATATATTGAGGGTTTTTGAATTAAACGACAAGTCCGGCTGGCCGACGAATAATATAATTTCCTCATCCGCCGCCCAGGCCGCATCCCAGCGGATCAGCCTGATAGTAATCTGCGCCGCCTCCAGGATATTCTTTTTAATATAATCCCGAAAATCGCTTTCTATCAGACCGAGCTTGCATTCGACGGTATCGAACGAGCCGTCCGTATTGTATCTTATCGGCCCTCGGTAATCCTGCGGAAGTATGCCCGAGTAAGTATCACCAGCAGCGTTCCATACAATATCTTTCGGGTGGTTCATATACCTGTAAGTCGTGCCGTTTGCCAATTCGACATCGACCAATTCGGCCATTCGAACCTTGCGATTCGCAATTGCCACCGAAAATGCCGCCGATACTGTATACATCTTTTAATTTCCTATTTACGAGATCACCTCGACGATATGCGGCCCGCCGCCGGTCATCCGCCACCAGCCGGGCGCGAACTGCGAGTCGATATGCTCATCGGATGTCCATCGCACGCGGAAATAATACTGGAACGTTACCGTCAGAACGCCCGCCGAAGGCTCGTTGCCACCCGACCAGGTCATTATCCCCGTCGCATCATCCAGCGTGAATTCGTCCGCTCCCGGCCCCGCCTCGACCTCGGTCTGCGCACCATCTATATTATGAGTGACCACCGGTGGGTATACCCCACCCGGCATTATCGCAGTTTTGTCCTCGGTCCAGCTCTCCGTCTCGCCGGGATAATACGTCCTGCACAACTGATACATCGCCGATGTGCCGTCCGTTGCGATGGTCTCGCCCGAGCACAGAAAATCTTTTTTGTCCCGCCACAGGAAAGTATTGGCCTTGCCCCGTGCTCGATCGTGCATCTCGGTCAGTTTGTCATTAGAGGCCTCGCTCAGAGCCCGCCAATCGATAA